TCACCAAACTGTGAATTGTGGACTGCGTATACTTTACTTACTTGTGCTGGGTTCATATCATCAAATACATAATCAGAAACTTCACAAGGTATTTCTTTAGCTGTAGAGCCATCAAATGAAAAGAATCCACGTTGACCCATCCAAAATGCTCCTTCATCAATTGCTACAGCTCCACGTCTAGAACCAACACCACATGCAGTTCCTACTCTTTCAAATCCAAAAACAAACGGTGCTCCTGAATACGTAGCTATATGAGCATCGGTATCAGTCAAAATAAGCGTTCTTCCTCTCATACGAAGACCACACATTATTTGCCCTACTGTTTGCAGTTCAAAATCACCAGCTTGATTTGTTGCTGATGCAGACCATACAGTATTGTTTTCTTGGTCACACCATGCAACTTTACGAGGATTACCACCAGCACCAAGACAGAATACAAAGCGTTCTTCTGTGACTACCATTGCGTTGTTGCCTGTTGGAGCATTAGCAACTGTCTGTGCCTTGACTCCTGTGTTAAGTTGCCATTCTAATAACTTACCATCTGTTGATGATACTGCTAGTAAATATGCACCCCAAGTGTCTAATGACCATGTAGTAGCTTCAGAATAAATACCTGATGACGTTGGAGCACGACCATAATTAGTGTGTCCATAAAATCCACCACCAAATCCTGTATTTAATGCGCCACTAAGAGCTCCTGAAGTAAATCCTGATGTTGGAGTAATATCATAAACTGTTGATGAGGGGTTTACGTAATACAGTTTATTGTAAGTACCACTTGCTAAATATGAATCACTAGAATTATCAAGCCATGAAAGCATTGCTCTAGGAGCATAAGTAAATGCACTAGCTTTTCTAGTTGTCCATCCACCAACTGGTCGCATAGAACCATCTTGCCATCTAACTAAACTAGCATCTCTCCAACGATTAGAGCCTTCAAAATCTGTGCCATTTCTATGTTGACCGGGAGGTAATTGTAGTGGTATTAATGCCATAATGTTATGCCGCTATTTGTGTCCAAGATACAGAATCATTAGATATGATTTCCCATTTTTCTCTACCAATAGTAGTAACTCCTGAAGTTGCACTTAATGCACCTGATGTGCTTTGTACTCTATTACAAGTTGTAGTCATACCTGATTCAGGTTGTGTAACTGCGTGTCCTTGATGTATTCTTTCGGAGTCTGCAACTATTGTTGAAGCTCCTGTAAGCGATGCAATACCACCTCTCGTGGCAAAGCCTAATACAGTAATACTAGCGTTGGCAGTTGGCGTACCTGAACCAAATCTTACTCGATTACATATAGCCGCAATTGTCGCTGTAGGACTAACTGTAGCCGCTCCACTTACCATAAACACACTATTACAAGTAATACTTACTGTTGCACTTGGATTACCACTACTCTCTCTAACCCTTACTATTGTAGAGGCTGGTACAACTGTAGACTCTACTGTTATAGGTGCGGCACTTGTTCTAACTCTTGTACCGTTGCCTGTACTTGTAGCTACAGTAACTGACGTACCATTTATTAGAACTGAACCATCTGCTATTCTTCTTGCTAATGCACTAACAGTAGCTGTGCCATCTAATGTAGCACTACCAACATTAATCTTCTCGGCTGTACATGCAACAGTAGAAGTAGCTGATATTACAGTTTGAAGGTCAGATAAATCGTATACACCTACACCATAAACATAACTACCATAACCTTGTGCATCGGTTTCTTCAAGTATAAATTTCTCAGCACCAGCAGTTACTCCTGAAGATACCGTTACTGTAACCGTACCACCTGAAGCAAATGTAGCATTACCTGTTTGTGTTACTGTAGAACCGACAGATACTGTAGCACTACGCTCACCAACTACCTGACCACTACAAGTAGTAGCCGATGTTGCACTTATTTGTGAAGCACCACTAGCAGTAAAACCGCCTATTGCCGCAAATCCTGAAGCACCAGCAGACAATGCACCTGAGTGTTGTATCCTTTCACACGCTCCAGTAACACTAGCACTTGCCGATATTGCTATCGGTAGTGAGTCTTCACCAAATTCATGTGAACCATACGTACTCGTGCCATACGAATAAGCAGTAACATTTACAGTTGCCACGTCAGCCCCTAATCGTTAGATTAGTTCAATGTTATATCTAAGTCACCTGATGGAACACGGAACACGTCACCAGTAGCAATTGCTTTACTTGACGATAAAGTCGCATAAGCCATTAAGTTACCTGATGTTTCCGCATCAAATACTCCAACGTGTGTTACTGTACCCCATGAGCCTGTAGCTGTAGGAAATTCAATAGCCGCGTTGTTAGATGTTGTAGCACCTGACGTTGCAAAGTTAACTGCTTTTCTTACATAAGCACTACCTGACAACTCAGTACCACCAGCAGCTTCGCCCGGTGCTGCAGTATACAATGCTAAGTAATGCTGAGATGGAGCTGAATAAGCTGCACCAGCAAATACGTGGTCTAAAATTTCCGTTTCTAAAAAGTTTGTAAAACTCATACTAATCCCCTCACTTTCATTGTAAGTCCTGACCCACTAAAACGTGCATTGTCAGAATATTCATTTAATCGCTGTACTGAAGCACTATACATCTGTGCCCATACAGCTACCCTTTGGTCTTCTGCTAGATACGGTGCTGAATGTAATAACGCTCCATAGAGGTATACATCAGGCGCTTCTAGTAAGAGCCAATTATCTGCGTTACTACTAAGAGAAGGTATCTTCTGATAATAAAGTAACTCAAAATCTGTGTCGTTGCCCGGCGTTGGGAACAACTGAAATTGTCCATCTGCATGTGTGTACATACGAGGTGTACCATTAGCATCTGAATGTGCTGAACGTTTGTCAGCCATTGTATCTCTTGAAACTAGGTTGACTACTGAAGTTCCTGTTCCTGTAAGGTGTAATCTAATTGTTTCTAGCCAATCAGCAGGTGTTTGCATATACTCGTCATTTGCTGATTGTTGACCACTAGACCTTGCTTCCATCTTAAAGTGTCTAATGTCTCTATTCATTTGTGCCTCAGCCAATGTAATAAAGTCAGGTATGACAGACGTTAGGTCATCTCTGTTTAAGAAGTCAGCAATAGAAGCTTTAAGTCCTGTGTAATTAGATAGAGCCATCTTAGTTTCCTATTCCTAAATTAGTTACAGCTTTTTCATTTTGTATACCGTAACCAGTTGCCATAGCAGGGTTGTTAACTATCATCTCCATTAAATTCATTTTACCATCATCATCTGTGCGTGAAAAAGCATTAATGACTTGTGCTTGTTCAGGTTCAGATATAGCACCTAAGATTCGTGCAAACTGCGCCTGTAATTCTTTAACATCCATTTTTGGTTGATTTGCAAAGTAGTCCATCTCTGTATCTGACATAGCACCTACAGCACCAGCTACAGCTCTTGGCTGTATTGCACCATGATGTTCTGTGCCTGTGTCTGTGTTCATGAATGATTTATACTCTCTGTCTGATACAGCACCTTTGTTTTTATCAGTAAAATTTTGTATTAGGCTAAGAAGTCCATCTGACCTCGCTCCTTGTTGTTTCATTCCATATGCCATAGTAACTCCTATCTAATTAAGCAGTAGTATATCATTATTTATAAAAGTAATCCTGTTCTTTCTTCTTCGCCTTGATTCATTAACAAGCCACTTGTTGGCATAGCTAAACCAATAAAGTTTAACTCAGGAAACTTTTTAAATAAAGCCTTACGTTCTGCATCTGTTCCATATGTTAATATTTTCTTTATACCACTTTTTTTAAGCAATTCAATAATTCTTGGTTTAGTTTCTTTAGGAATGATAGCGCCTTTAAATTCTGCCATCTCAACAATTCTATTAGGTTTAGTTTCAAAGTAATCGGTTTTCATACCTTGACTTTTTGTTTTTATAGTCATTATTAAGTCTTTAATTTTAGCAACTTGTTTAGGCGATAAATCTAATTTTTGTATTTCAGTTTGGGGTAAATAACCTTTTTTCAATACATCTTCTATTAATAATGCAACACCTTTTTTGCCTATTATTTCTCCTATTTTATTTTGTGGGTTAGCATCAGGATACATTATTTTTCTTATGTCTACGTTCACATCATAAATATAGTCTGCCAAATCATTATTAGTTGCAGATTGTTGCACCACCATATCTTCAGTCGTTTCTAATAGACCTCTCTTATCTTTCATTTCTTGTAAGTTTTTAAAAGGTTCACTTGCGATTGCTCTTGTTTGTCCTACGCTTGTAAACCCTTCAGCGCCAGGTAAATTTCCGCCTTTCTTTTTCATTTGTGCTAATGCTAATTCGGCACTATATTCTACGTCAGCTCTTTTTTTACCAGTAGGTGTGCGATAACCTTTAGGGTTAGTCATCGTTCTTACTGTTTCACCTAACAATGAGTCTTTAGGTATATCAGAAGTAGAGATAGGTGTGAGCCTTTGTTCGCCTTTAACAAGTAAATCATTATCAATGCGATTAATTGCCTCTCTGTAAGTATCGTATTTAAAAGGGTCATAACCTAATTTAATAGCTTGGTCAACCATTGCTTGTTGTCTTTCTAATGCCCCTGTATCAAAGTCTTGTAATCCGTAGTTTCTTCGAGCTTTATCATTAGCATATTCACGATTAGTCATTCCACTATTAATACCACCACCTGAATATAATTTATCAGGGTTGTCTAATGATTTTACATTGGCAAAGAATCTTAATTTGTCAGGGTCAATCAAATCAAGCACACCCTCAACATTTTTATAAACGAGTCGGTCTGAGGGCGCACGACCTGAATACATATCGTTTGGATATGTTAAATTGTTTTTGCTTGGTGTGACTAAATCAGAAGAACCAAGTAGCGATATTTCACCAAACGCATCAATTGGCTTATCTACTAAAGATGTGGCTAGTGAAGGCATTGGTATTCCACCTGATTCTAAATGCTTTTGTAAAGCTTCTTCTGATAGATTGTGTTGAGCTATCATTGGGTCAGGTATAACTGGCACTTCATTTCTTTCAAACATCTTTGCTGTTGACTCATCAAATATTAAGTAGTTTTCTGAGTCATAAACATCAGGGTATTTTGTAGTTAGGTCATCTCCCCATCGTCTACCCATTACACCATTTTCATGTAAGTATTTAGATACTTCTAAATTGTGTGTGGTCATGTCAGCACTAGGTTGAAATTCAGCACGTCTATCAACAAAGAACTCGTATAAATTAATACCATCGTCAGGATGAGGGAAGTCACCTATCAAATCTATTTCAGCAAGTATTTTGTCTTGTTGTATTTTATTACCTACGTTTTGTTTATATGCTTCTACTAAGTCCATGTAAGCACCATTTTCTTGACGTATTAAATCTTTAACAGCTTGAGGTTGGTCATACACTCCTTTAGAATCGTCTAAAAATGTAGCTACTTTTTCATCTGCTACATCAAATTTCATTAGACTAAATTCTTGGTCTGCCCAAAGTTCTTTATATTCTTTAACAGCTTCCTTTAGTTTAGGTAAGTCAGGATGGTCTTTGTATGTTTCTAACAAATAACTTACTTGACTCGGTGTAGCTGTATCGTCTCTTACATCTTTCCACATATGCGAAACTATCTCACTTTTATTTTCACCATGGTCAGCTTCACGTTTTCTTCTAACTACCTCATCTTGAAACATATCAAAGTCTGTTGTGTCATAGGTATTGTTTTGTTTATCTGTTTCACCAAAGTATTGTTTAGATGTTGATGCTCTGCCTCCCATATAGAACCCTGCACCTTTAACATTGTTACCTTCACCTGTTAACATAAACTTGTTATTTAATTTAGTAAAGTTTCTTGGTGAACCATGCCACATCATTGCAAACTGTCTAGGGTCAGGTATAAATTGACTTACCATTTTGTTGTTAGCAAGTAAATCAATAGGGTCAGGTAATGCTTGTAATGTGTTTCTAAAGGACGATTTAATAGCAGGATTGTTTGCAAGTTCTGCTATAGACTTAGCTGTATAACCAGCACCAACTAAAATACCTAAAAAGTCTAATGGATTATTGGCTATCACATTTGTAAAATTATCCCAACTTTCAAAAGTATTACCAACTACATCTGCAAATGCATTGGCTGTTGCTCGTTGTTCAGTACCTACTGTTTCATCTAACAGTCCACCTGTTGCATTAAGCACACCACCTGCTATTAGATTACCTACAGGTTTAATAGTTTCTTCAGGCACTCTAGCCATACGTGAACTACCTAAATACATTTCAGATGCAGCATTTGGAATGTTTTCAAAGAACCTAAAGAATTTGTTTGGATTGTCTGATGGTTTTGTTTTATACATCCAATCATTGCCCATGCCATCATTTAAACGTAATTGTTTAATAGCTTCTTCTTCTGCATTTGCATTTGATACTTTTTCTTCGGAAGGATTAGACATGAACGACCATATGCCTTCAAGTGTATCGCCCATCATTTCACTAGCGCCTTCTGCAAGGTTACCTAAAAGACTGTTTAATCCAACAGGTTCTTTTTTATCTTCAGGGTCGAGTAAGCCTCTGT